GCCCATCCACAACCTCAAAAAGCTCTTTCGACTGGCCAAAAAGGCCCAGTTTGAAAATGAGGCCGCCATCCAGGGCATCCGGTCCTACTTTGACACCGCCATCCCGGAGGCTCAGGAAACCATGAGAGCCGCCGCAAAAGCCTATGAGGACGGCTGGAGAAAGGTGGACAAGCCAAGGAGCCGCAACCCCAAAACGGTTGAGCAGCTCCGCATCAACAAAGAGCTCACCACCCGTTTCAAGCAAGCCCACGCACGCTATGAGCGGCTGGTGGCATCCCGCAAGGTATTTGAGGAAACCCTCTTTCCCGATACGAAACACCCAATGAATTAAGAAAAGGAGATCAAGGATTATGTATCAGAATGACCCCATGAAAGTGCTGACCGGTGAGGTGCGCCTCTCCTACTGCAACCTGACCACCCCCAGGGCCTCCCAGCAGGGCGGTGAGCCCAAGTTTTCCGTCACCCTGCTCATCCCCAAGACCGACACGGCCACCAAGGCGGACATTGACGCCGCCATCAACGCCGCCGCTCAGGAGGCCTTGACCAAGACCTGGAACGGGGCCCGCCCCCCGGTGCTCAAGGTGCCCATCCATGACGGTGACGGCGTGCGCCAGTCCGGTGTCCCCTTTGGCGATGAGTGCAAGGGCCACTGGGTCATCACCGCCAGCACCAAGAACAAGCCCCAGGTGGTAGGCATCGACAACATCAACTGTGAGCTGGCCCCCTCCGACATTTACAGCGGCATGTATGGCCGTGTGACCATCCGCTTTTTCGGCTACTCCAACAGCGGAAACAAGGGCATCGGCTGCGGCCTGGGCAATGTCCTCAAAACCCGTGACGGGGAGCCTCTGAGCGGCCAGGCCTCCGCCGCCTCTGACTTTGCAGGCATCGGAGCCGCCCCCACCGCTCCGGCCCCCAACTACGGTGCCCCCGCTCCCAACTACGGTGCGGCCCCCATGCCCGCCAACACCCCGCCCTGGAACGGCGGCAACGGCATCAACCCCATCACCGGCCAGCCCATGTGATAACTGACAAAGGAGGAAATACCGATGAAAACCCGCTTTGATGGCAAGCTCTGGATTGGAGCTTTTGGCCTGGCCCTTGAGGTCAAGGACATGGAAACCGCCCACCTGCTCAACACGGTCAAGATGCTGGTGCAAAAGCCCGCCCGTGTCCAGGCCATGTTGGTCACCGACATTGAGGAGGCCACTTTTGAGGAGCAGGAGGCCTGGACCCCCAACGGCTCCGGGGAGGACATCCGCAAGAAGTCCCTCCACAACGCCACCAGCCTCACCTCTGAGGAGCTGGTCCAGTATGTGACCGGCACCCCGCTCTTTAAGGCCATGATGGATGAGCTGGAGGCCCGTGGCGTGAACACGGAGAACATCATGGAGCTCTACACCAAGGACGCCGCTTTCAGCGCATAAGGAGGCCCACTCATGCACCATCTCAGCATTGACCTTGAAACCTACTCCAGCGTGCCGCTGGCAAAGGCCGGTGCCCAGAAGTACATCCAGAGCCCGGACTTTGAAATCCTGCTCTTTGCGTTCAGCCTGGATGGTGCGCCTGTTGAAATCATCGACCTGGCCCGGGGGGAGAGGCTCCCCCCGTGGCTGGTCCAGGCCATCACCAGCCCGGAGTACATCAAGCACGCCTACAACGCCCCCTTTGAGTGGGGCTGCCTCTCAAAGTATCTGGGCACCCTGCCACCCAGCCAATGGCGCTGCACCATGTTCCATGGCCTCTACTGTGGCTACACGGCGGGCCTGGATGCCACTGGCAAGGCCCTGGGGCTCCCCCAGGACAAGCAAAAGCTCAACACTGGCAAGGCCCTCATCCGCTATTTCTGCATACCGTGCAAGCCCACAAAGGCCAACGGACAGAGGACCCGCAACCTGCCCCAGCATGACCCCGCAAAATGGGAGCTTTTCAAAGAGTATTGCAAGCAGGATGTGGTCACGGAGATGGAGATTGAGCGGCGGCTCTCAGCGTTCATGCCCCCGGACTGGGTGCAGAAACAATGGGAAACCGACCTCATCATCAACGCCCGGGGTGTGGCCGTTGACCTGGAGCTGGTCACCGGGGCCCTGTATCTGGGTGATACCGTGCGCCAAAACCTCACAGCGGAGGCCGTGCGGCTCTCCGGTCTGTCCAACCCCAACAGCGTGGCCCAGCTCTCCGCATGGCTCCAGGAGGAGATTGGTGAGGAGCTGGCCGATCTGAGAAAGGACACCGTGGCCCGCCTGCTGGGCCGTGACGATAACAGCGCCCAGGTGAGCCGCATGTTGGAAATCCGGCAAGAGCTGGGCAAGACCTCCACCAAAAAGTATGACGCCATAGAGGCCGCCGTCTGCGAGGATGGCCGGGTCCGGGGGCTGCTCCAATTCTACGGGGCCAACCGGACCGGGCGCTGGGCCGGGCGGCTGGTGCAGGTGCAAAACCTGCCCCGGACCTACACGGAGCCGCTGGACCTTGCCCGGGAACTGGTCAAGGACCGCAAGCTGGACGCCCTGCGGCTCATCTATGGCAGCGTGCCTGACACCCTCAGCCAGCTCATCCGCACGGCCTTTGTGGCCCCGGAGGGCCATGTCCTCATTGATGCTGATTTTTCGGCCATTGAGGCCCGTGTCATTTCCTGGCTGGCCGGTGAGCAATGGCGGCTTGAGGTGTTCCGCACTCACGGCAAAATCTACGAGGCCTCTGCCTCTCAAATGTTCGGTGTGCCCCTGGAGCTCATCAAAAAGGGAAACCCAGAGTATGCACTCCGGCAAAAGGGCAAGGTGGCTGAGCTGGCCCTGGGCTACCAGGGCAGCACCGGTGCCCTCATCACCATGGGAGCCCTGGACATGGGGCTCACTGAGGAGGAGCTGCCGGACATCGTGAGCCGCTGGAGAGAGGCCAACAAGCGCATCCGTGACCTCTGGTATTCCATGGACAGCGCCGCCGTCCAGGTCATCACAGAGGGCGGCAGCGTGGGCGTCAATGGCCTGCTGCTGGCCCGTGAGTACGACTATGACAACGGCACCGACTGCCTCACCATCCTGCTCCCATCCGGGCGCAAGCTCTACTACATCAACCCCAGCATTGGCCAGAACGAATGGGGGCGGCCCTCCATCTCCTACATGGGCATGGACCAGAAAACCAAGCGGTGGAAACGCATTGAAACCTATGGCGGAAAGCTGGTGGAGAACTGTGTGCAGGCCATCGCCCGGGACTGTCTGGCCGCATCCATTGACCGGCTGGAGGCCGCCAAGCTCCCTGTGGTGTTCCATGTGCATGATGAGGTGGTCATTGATGTGGCCCCCTTTGCAGATGAGGACACCATGCTCTCCACCGTCTGCTCCATCATGGGGGAGCCGGTGCCCTGGGCACCTGATCTGCCCCTCAAAGCTGCTGGCTGGGTGGGCTACTACTTCACCAAGGATTAAAAGGGAGGCGCATGAAATGCCTAAATATTGTTACAAGGAAATAAATTTCCGGCCTGACAGTTTACGCCTCATCGACACCATCAACGGGGTCATAGAGGAATACACTGACCAGGGCTTTGACCTCACGCTCCGTCAAGTCTACTACCAGCTGGTGGCCCGGGACTACATCCCGAACAATGAGAGGAGCTATAAAAACATTGGCAATCTCATCAACGATGCCCGCATGGCGGGCCTCATTGACTGGCTGGCCATACAGGACCGCACCCGCAACATCCGCCGCAATTCTCACTGGACATCTCCCTCTGACATCATGGGCTCTGTTTTATACTCCTACGCCATTGATAAGCGGAAAGACCAGCCCAACTACATTGAGGTGTGGGTGGAAAAAGATGCTCTCATTGGTATTGTCCAACAGGCGGCATCCAGCCTTGATGTGCCGTGTTTTTCCTGCCGGGGATATGTAAGCGCATCGGAAATGTGGGCCGCCGCTCAGCGATTTATCCGGCAAGACCATCGTGAGCGGAGGATCATTTTGCATCTGGGGGACCACGACCCATCCGGCAAAGATATGACCCGTGATATTGCGGACCGCCTGGAAATCTTTGGGGCGGATGTAGAGGTCCAACGCATTGCCTTGAACTGGGACCAGATTGACGAATACAACCCGCCGCCTAACCCTGCAAAGCTGTCTGATAGCAGAGCTGGCGCATACATCCGGGAATACGGATATGAGAGCTGGGAGCTGGACGCTTTGGAACCCAGGGTGCTCACATCTCTCATCCGAAACCATGTTTATGATCTGACAGACGCATCCCTTTTGGAAAAAGCATCCGAAAAAGAGGACATGGACAAGTCAGAGCTCACCCTTGTGAGGGACAACTGGCGGGATGCTGTGGAGCTCATCAAAATCTTAAAATCTACCAGCTGATAAAGGAGGCCAGGGACTATGCACATGATAAACGACAAAGGAGAGGCCGTCTATTTCAACTATGTCCGTAAGAACAACAAAGACTACTGGGTGGTCAAGGGCATCGGCTCCACCGTTGTCTATGGGCGGGACCGTGAGCGCCGCAAAAGCCGCCACTTCACCCAGGAGCAGCAGGCTGAGCGCTACCTTGCCCGGCATGGTTTCCGGGCCGATTGACCGCCATTTTTCCGGCGGAAAAAACAACAAAGGAGAACACCAGCATGAGCGGATTACTCATTGACTGCTTTGCCGGTGGCGGTGGGGCCAGCAAAGGCATTGAGCTGGCCCTAAACCGTCCCATTGACATTGCTGTCAACCATGACCCGGAGGCCATCCGCATCCACAAGGTCAACCACCCCCACACCCTGCACTTAACGGAGGACATTTTCACCGTTGACCTCCAGAAATATGTGGCTGGCAGACCCGTTGACCTCATGTGGGCCTCACCGGACTGCACCAGCCACTCAAAGGCCAAGGGCGGACAGCCCCGGCACCAGGGGCTCCGTATTCTCCCCTGGGCCGTCTACAAACACGCAAAGGCCATTTTGCCGGAAATTATCATCATGGAGAATGTTGAGGAAATCCAGCAATGGGGCCCTCTGGACAGCACCGGCAGACCCATCAAAGAGCGGGCCGGGGAAGATTACAACAAATTCATCAAGGCCATGTGCTCCCTGGGATATGCCTTTGACAGCCGTGAGCTTGTGGCCGCTGACTATGGAGCCCCAACCACCAGAAAACGGTGGTACGCCATCTTTAGACGGGACCGGCGCCCCATCATCTGGCCAGCGCCTACACATAGCAAAGACGGCGGAAATGGCACAGAGAAATGGCTCCCCTGCGGGGACTTCATTGACTGGTCTGACCTGGGGCGATCTATTTTCAACCGGCCCAAGCCTCTGGCGGATGCCACCATGCGCCGCATTGCGAATGGCTACCGCAAATATGTTGTGGAAAACCCCACCCCCTACATCGTGAACAACCAGGAGGCCGTTGCTTTTCTCATCCAGTACCACGGAGAAACCAAAGCGGGAGATGCCAGGGGGCAGCTCTTGACGGAGCCCATCAAAACCATTGACACCAGCAACCGCTATGGCCTTGTGACGGCCTTTGTCACTAAGTTTTACAAAACCGGCATTGGCCAGAGCTGCCGGGAGCCCATCCACACCATCACGACCTCACCCGGCCACTTTGGCCTGGTGTCCGCTTTTCTCATCAAATACTACGGCACCGGCTGCGGGCAGACCCTTGAGGAGCCCCTGGCCACCATCACCACCAAAGACCGTTTTGGCCTGGTGAATGTCGTGACTGAATTGAATGGCCAGCAGTACATCCTCAAAGACATTTTCCTGCGGATGCTCAAGGCAGAGCCGGAACTCAAGCTCATGCAAGGCTTTCCGGCGGACTACATCATCACCCATGACAGCGAGGGCAGGCCCTACCCCATCAAGGAGCAGGTGGCCCGCATCGGCAACAGTGTGGTGCCGATTATGGCCAAGGCTCTGGTCCAGGCAAACTGCCCGCACCTGATAAGGGAGGAGCTGAGCGCATGAGAAAAAAGTTTACCGTGTTAGACCTCATTTTCTCCATCGGCCATAACAGTGATGACATCCCTGTCACAGTAAAGACCGCATGGAAAACGGTGGGGACTGCCCCATCCCTGCGTTGCATGGAAAACCCCCGCCACTGTGGCCCTGGCATCCTGGAGGCAAAGGTGAAAGAGCTGACCATCTGCAAGGATGCCATCACCATTGTCATCCAGCCGAAAGACTACAACACCAAAATCTAAGGAGGCATCAACATGAAAATCATCACTCCCAGTTTTGAAATTCTCACGCCCCTGGACGGCAAAACCATCCTCAAGCACATTGAGCTGTGTGGCCGGGTGTGCTATAAGTCCGAGGACAAAATCACCGACACCAGCGCCGCCGCCTTTGTGGCTGGCATCATCAAGCGGGGCCATGAGGCCGTGCTGGAACATTTCAACATCACCATCAAGTTTATCTGTGACCGGGGTGTTTCCCATGAACTGGTCCGGCACCGTCTGGCATCCTACTGCCAAGAAAGCACCCGCTACTGCAACTACTCCAAAGAGGGCTTTGGCGGTGAAATCACTGTCATCCGCCCGGCGTTTCTGGTGGAGGGCACCAAGGCCTTTGCCTGCTGGAGAGGGGCCTGTGAAACGGCTGAGCGGTCCTATTTCTCCCTGCTGGAGTGGGGCTGTTCTCCTCAAGAGGCCCGCTCTGTGCTGCCCAACAGCCTCAAAACGGAGGTGGTGATGACTGCCAACCTGCGGGAATGGCGGCATTTCTTCAAGCTCCGCACAGCCCCGGCAGCTCACCCCCAGATGAGAGAGGTGGCCATCCCGCTGCTCCACCGGATGCAGGAGCTCATCCCCGTTGTGTTTGATGATCTGGAGGTGCCGCATGAAAAGAGCTGAAATCCTGGAGGCTGCCCGGGTCTGTGTCTGCGGAGAGCGTGAGCAGGACTATGGCACCCCGGAAAATAACTTTGAAACCATCGGCCTGCTGTGGGGTGTCTACCTGCGGGCAGCTCACCCGGAGCTGGCCAGGGTCATGGCCGTCAACCACATCACCGCCAAGGATGTGGCCGCCATGATGGGGCTGCTCAAGGTGGCCCGGATTGCTACCGGAAACAAAGCGGACAGCTTTGTGGACCTGGCCGGTTATGCGGCATGTGCTGGCGAGA